CATGAAGGGTATTACAAACTTTAATTTCTTTACAAGTTTAAAAGATGACCAATATGAAAATATCATCCGACGTGAGGCAGAATCTCTTAATAACGGCCGCGAAGAAACGGTTATTGAATTTCTGTCAGCTCCTAAATCCTAAATACGAAGCGATATGGTTTCATGAGCTTCTGGCACAGAAACTCGAGGAAGCACTCGAGAAAGTTCAGCGTAAAGAAAAAGCCCGCATTATAATTACCGTTCCACCAAGACATGGAAAATCCCAGCTCGCTTCAATTTACTTTCCTGCGTGGGCTCTCGGAAAATATCCCGATACAAAATTTATATTCGCGACATACGGTGCCGACCTCGCGGAGAAGATGGGACTAGCGACACGCGACGTTATAAACTCGGAGGGGTACAGCGCGATATTCCCCGGTATCGAATTGCGACCAGATGTAAAAGCGAAGGCAAAGTGGATGACAAACAAGCAAGGTTCGTACACAGCGGTGGGTGCTGGTGCTGGAATTACTGGGCAGGGAGGAAATTGCATCATCTGTGATGATCTCGTGAAATCCCGCGATGAGGCGGAGTCGTCGACTATGCAGGAGTTCGTGTGGGAGTACTACCGTTCAACACTGTACAGTCGTCTGGAGGGGTACGGTGCGGTGATTATGATTATGCAGAGATGGAATGAATCCGACATCGTAGCGAAACTTCTTGAGGAAGACGAGCGAAAAAAACTTGCAGGAGAGCCCACAGAAAACTGGGAGGTTATAAACTTTCCAGCGATAGCGGAAGCCGATGAGTTTGTAAATGGAAAGTTGGTACGCAAAGAAGGTGAGGCATTATGGCCGAGTAAGTTTCCATTACCGGTGCTCGAGAATATCCGTTCGACGATGGGGGTGTATAATTTTGTGAGTCAATTTCAGCAAGATCCGATAGCAACCGAGTCACAAGAATTCAAGGAGCACATGTTTAAATATTTTAACGAAGAAGACCTTGCTGGGAAATATTTGCGGTACTACACAATAATCGACCCCGCGATATCGCAAAAGAAATCGGCGGATAATACAGTGGTACTCACTATCGCGAAAGAGGTGAACGGACCGAACTGGTATCGCATACGTGAGGACGCGAAGCACTTGACACCATCACAAACAGTAGATTTAATATTTTTACACCAGTCGCAATATAAGTCGGAAGTGTCACTAGAAACTGTGGCGTATCAACTTGCTTTAAAATACGCGATTATCGAAGAGCAAAAAAAGAAAGAAAGATATTTTACAGTTAACGAAATAAAAACTTCAACGAATAAAGAGGTTCGCATACGCGGACTACTTCCACTGTACGAGTCGGGAGTTATCTATCACAGGAAATCGGATGTCGAATACGAACGCGAGCTTCTTTCCTTCCCGAGAGGACGTAGAGATGATCGGGTCGACACAATGAGTATGGCTCTCGGTGTCATTCAAAACACTTCAGGACGCACTGCAAAACAAACACGACCGAGCTGGCTTGGTTATGGTAGGAAGTTATTATAAAATGTGGTATAATATGTCCTATGTATAAAGCACTTACAATAAAAGACAAACAAATTACTAACGAAGTTTCAAGTTATCAACCAAGTGTCGAGGCGAAGGCGGCTACCTCAGAGGTGATGAAGGATTATCAAACAGGGCAAGAGAACCAAACAAGACCACGACAGGAATTCAACGATAGGTCAATACTAACGGAAATAGACGTAAATCAAAAAGCGTTTAATTCGTACGTACCACCGAAGTCAGACGACCCTGATATGTCGTGGCGTGCACAAACAGTGCGACCTATTACAAGAAATAAACTAATTTCAATCGCGTCACACGTCACGGCAACTATTTTATATCCGGGCGTGTTCGCACAAAATCCAGACGATCAGGAAGACAAGGACTCTGCGCAGGTTATGAAAGACTTGATGCAGTGGACTATCGACAATTCAAATTATCCGCGAGCATTTATTTCTGCAGTTATCGGAATGTTAGTCGACCCGTACACAGTCGTGAATGTTGAATATCTCGAGGTGATGCGAAAGGTAAAAGAAATGAAAGAAGATGGAACGTGGACTTCTAAAGAAATTCTCGATGAAGTTATGTCGGGATTCTGTACAAATGTTTTACCAGCGAAAGAAATTCTTTTCGCTAATTTCTACGAACCAAATATCCAACGACAACGATTTATTATACGACAGCGATACCTCGACCACGAAGATGCGAAGTCACTACACTCACACCACGCAAATTTTAAATATGTAAAGCCCGGAGTACGCTCAGTGTTTGATGAGGGGACAGATACGTTCTACGATGTTGTGGACGACGAGATGAAAGGTATTTTTGACCACGAAGTTACTTACTGGAATCGGTCGCAAGACTTGGAGTTGACATTTGTGAATGGTGTGTTGGTATGCGACCCAGAATATCCGAACAGACGGAAGGATAAAAAATATCCGTTCGCTCATGGTGGATACGAGCCACTTGGAAACGGAACATCGTTTTGTTTTAAAAGTGCAGCGAACAAACTTGGAAGCGACCAAGATATTGTGGACACGCTATACAATATGATTCTCGATGGAACATTCCTGTCGCTTATGCCACCTATGGCGCTGTACGGTTCAGAGGAAGTTGACAGCTCAGTATTTATACCGGGCATGGTGACATCGTTTAGAGATGTCAATACAAAGTTTGAAACTATCGGACCACGCGTAGACTTGCGAGCGGGACTAGAAACAATATCGGGTGTGGAGCGTTCAATGTCGGAGTCTGGTGGAGACGCTGCACGCGCGGGTAATACACAGGGTGGTACACGAACAGCACGCGAGGTTCTGCTATTGGAAAAAAATGCACAGGTGGCACTCGGTCTTTTTGGAAAGATGGTACGGTTCTTGGTAGAGGATATCGGCGACCTTATGATAGGCGACATACTACAACACATGACTGTCGGTGAGGTTTCAGAAATATCAGATGTGATGGCGTTCAATTCGTTTATTCTTCCAGACCAAAATATTAAAGGAAAAAGTGTAACGAAAAAAATAGAGTTTGTAAACCCTGCGGACTATCCAGATACATCAAATGAAGACGCGTCACTACAGGCGAGTTTTGGTGTTCTAAAAAAGGAGGGTGGTATGGGCTCAGACAAAAAACTATACATGGTGAATCCAGAAATATTCCGCGATAGAAAATACAAGACACGAATATCTGCAGACGATTTTAACCCACCAAGTAAGGCGTTAGAGAAGGCCCTTTCACTAGAAGCGTACGACAGAGCTATTCAGAACCCTAATCTTGATCAAGAAGCTGTTACTCGTGAATTTTTGATTGATGTTTATCGACCGGGACAAAGCGATAGGTTTATAAAGAAAGCCCCAGCACCAGCTCCTATCGGTGGCGAGCCAACAGCGATAGACGGCGCACTACAACAGAAGGGTGTATCAACGTCAATGCTTAGTCAAATTACGGGTTCAAATTCTTTGGGTGCGGCAGCTTCATCATAATCTTATGAGTAAAACAACATTTATTGCATCAGAATACGGTTCACGCGCAGAACTTGAGAAAGAGGTAATTCGACGTGTCGGTGTGACTGTAGACATGAAAGACCCGTTGGTGTACGAGATATCGGGTACAGCAGAACAATTAAAAGCACTGCACCTAGATGAGAGTACATCTATTTTCGGAGTAAGAGTAACAATCCAATGAAAAAATCTAAACTAAACTCAATGACGAAAGATTTGTTTAACGAACCCATTAAAGATTTTGACCTGCTCCAAGAACCTATCGCGGGGAAACTAATATATCAAGGGCGAGTATTAACATTATCTGAAAAGAATAATATTATTTCACAAGCGAAATTAATAAAGTCAATAGAGCTGTTTGGTATGCTCACAAACGAGATGAAGTACCTTTGTGAAAAAAAGATATACCTCGACTCAAAAGACCATTTTGATATTGCGACAGGAAAGATGGGATTGTGGTTTATTGATGTACTGAAAAAGAAACTTGATAGGTTATCCACAATGAAATAAATATGGTATAATACAGGGGTTCATTAAAAATTTAAAAGTGCGTACTGCCACGGTGGGTGACTCTTCAGAGCACTTTACCTTTTTTGAGCTCGGCAGTGCTTACTAAGGGTTGAGTGGTCTAAAGAGTCTCGCATTAAATATGTGAGATTTTTTATTAAGGTAGCGTGCACCTAGCACGTTGTGCGATAAGACCGGGTAGCGTCTACCCCTAAAGGCGTGTTTATATGGATGAAAAAAAAATAGATGTGGTGGTTCCTGCGGAAGTAGTAATCGCCCCAGTCCCTCCTGTGTCCACAGAAGAGAAGAAACCTGAGGTAATCGAACGTGATTATAAGAAGGAGGCCGAAGAGTTGCGAAATCAACTTGGTAAAGCTGAGCACACTATAGTCACTCTCAAGAAAGAGAAGAAGGAAGATAAGGAGGACGACGACCCGATTATCGACCAAGAGGAGATTACTCAGAGAGTAGAAGATAGTCTCGAGAAATTCAAGATTGAACAGTCATCAGAGATTTTTGAAGACGAGCTTACGAAGTTATCTAGTGACCCCGATAAAAAGGCGCTCATTAAATTAACTTACGAAGGAAAAATCATTAAGGGTGGGTTTTCTCGCTCTGCGATTCAGTCTGACCTTGCAACAGCTTTGGCTATTGTAGACAGACCTCGTGTTGAAAAAACGATTAATGAACTAAAGCAAGCTAGTATTTCAGACAAGACTAAGAAAGGTGGTTCCGCATCGGGTCAAGATATTACCTCTCAATCTGGCGGTATAACAGACGAAATGTTATCACCGATAGATAGAAAAATCATGGCACGACAAGGACTAACTTTAGAAGATATTAATAAGGGAATTAAAAAATAATAAAAAAATGGCAAAAAATGATGTAACCATTCGAGACGCTGGAGGTCACTCTTGCGTTCCGACATGGAGATTCCAGACAGAAGCAGGCGCTACGGCGATTCTTGCTGGAGAACCGACAAAGTGGAAATCTAACGGTTCACCGTATGTTATTCCACTTGCAGATGCAGATGGTGCTATTGCTACAGTGGTGGCGATGGTGGGCGTTGCGGCTTCAGCTGGTACACACACAGCTTCAGCTGATGGAAAGATTGATCTTTATATGCCCCTTCCGGGCGTTGTTTACTCTGCTGGAGCAAAGTCTTCAACAGCAGCAAACACACAAGCGAAGATAGACCTATTGTGTGGAGATCGTGTTGTTTGGGACCTGACAAACAGTAAGTACACAGTCGATACAGCTGCAGGTGATGTTATAACAAGTCCTATAGTAATAATTGGAGGTGAACCAGCATTAAATACACTCCACTTTGTTATTCGACTTGGTGCAACATACTTGGGTGATCAGGATTTAGCTTAATAATTTAATTAATATTTTACTAAAATGGATTCACAAATAAGTAATAATGTCGTTAGAACAGCTTTGGATAAAGTTTTTTACCAGAGCTTTAACGGTGAAACACACCCGGGTTACGCATCTGCAGAAACTTCGACTGTCTTCAAACAAGACACTGTTGATAATGCAGCGGTTATAACTGAGGTGTTTAAGGGAACAGGACTTTGGTCACTAAAAGCCGAGTCACAAGATGTGCCACAAGCACAGTCTCGTGTGGGTAATCAGCAAACTTTCTCTGTCACAGAGTTTGCTCAGTCAGTTGATATCTCAAAGAATTTCTTTGATGATAATATGCACGGAGTTTACGAAAACATGGTTCGAGATATGGGAGAGACAGGACGAATTACAAAAAATCAAAACGCGTTTGGTATCTTTCGAAATGCTTTCACTACAGCATTGACAAACGACGGTATCGCTTTGATTGAAGATGCCCACGTTAATCTTGCTGGACAAACAGTAGATAACGAGTTGGGAGCGTCTGCTTTGACAGAGTCAACACTAAACGATGGTATTGTTGAATTGGCTCAGCAAGTAGCACAAGACGGAACAATTCGAGGAAGTATGGCAAAAACTTTGCTTGTACCTCCAAAATTGTTCAAGCTCGCTTCTGAAATCACAGAGTCAACTCTACGATCAGGAACTGCAAACAATGATATGAACGTGTACTCTACAAAGTACGGTATCAATGTTGCGACTTCTCCTTATCTGGGTTTGCGTTCTGGAGGTTCAGATACAGCTTGGTTCTTACTTGGTAATAACCATTCTGTTACACGATGGGTTCGACAAGCAGTCATCACTGACCTTGTTGACTACAAGTTCCAGAGAAACAACAACTACACTTACAAGGGTTCATTCCGTGAAGTAGTTGGTGCTATGGATTATTCTGGAATTACCGGTTCCCTAGGAGCTTAGGTTTTCTTAATCAAACAAAACTATGATTAAAAACTATGTAATAGCAGCACTAGCGGTTATGCTCATCGTTTTCGGATTTGGGTATTTTGCAAGTCCAAAAGCTGGTGTGTATGGCGGTGTATCAAACTTCGACGCGATCACTTTAGATTCGAGTCTTATTGTTGGTGGTGATTCAACAGTATCAGGAGGTACTGTGACAATTACGACTAGCAACTCTGCAACGTCGACGATTACTGCTGGATGTTTTCAATTCTATGCAACCTCAACAGCTACGGCTTTAAGGTTTCAAGCATCGACTACACCCGGTGTAATGGTATCAACATACGGTGCGTGTCCGAATCTCTAGTTTCCTGCTTTACGCACGACACCTACGGTGTTGTGCGATAAGGTCGGAATTAAAATTAAAAAATAAAAAAAAATGTCAATATTAGTTAGAATAGGTCCGTTCGTCCCAACATATATATCAACCACAACAACAACACAAGTAAAAACTGGTAACGGTATTTTACACGCTATTATTATTGGAGAAACAGCTGCAGGTGCGATAAGTATTATCGACAACACAGAAGGTTCGACAGTTAATATTGGTACGCTTAAGGCTTCTATCGTAGAAGGAACATACGTATTTAATTGTGTGTTCGGTGCAGGTCTTAGAATCATCACGGCAGCATCGTCAAAATTAACTGTTCTCTGGGAATAAAATTATGTCTAAATTAGTTAGAATTGGACCATATCGAGCATTATACATTTCTGCCTCAGGCACCTATACCCCAAAAACATCTCTGGGGATTTTGCACTCTGTGGTTGTTGGTGAAACGGATGCAGAGTCTATTTTGATTTATGATACGGATGTAGGTTTTTCTAATTTAATGGTCGAACTAAAACCGTCGATTATTGAAGGTACTTATATTTTTAATTTGAGTTTTAGTAATGGACTTAGAATTGTTACTAACGGAGATTCAAAAATAACAGTTTTATATGAATGAAAATGATAAGAAAAAACTTAAAAAACTAATTGCGTTTAAGCAAGATCCTACACTTGCTTCTTTTGAAGAACTCCAAGAAATCTCCGATGGGGTTCTTGCTTCTGTGGAGAAGTCACATGAGACGGCCGAGTCTATAAAGAAACTTGTTGATGATCTGAGTATAGCCAAACTTATCGGTCCACAGGGAATACCGGGCGAGAAGGGTGACACTGTTGTAGGTAAACAAGGAATACCGGGCGAGAAGGGTGATACAGTTGTTGGTCCAGCAGGTAAGGACTCTACTGTTGAGGGACCA